AAAACATTTGCTAGTTATGATGAGAATGAGGAGTCTTTTAGCGATAGAAATGTATTTCCTATTGGTTGCATAAAAGAAATGAAAAAGGTTGAAATTTGATACCATTTCCAAAAAAAAAATATAATATTATTTATAGTGACCCAGCTTGGTACTTTAAAACATATTCTAATAAAGGCGAAAAACGATCTGCTATACAGCATTATAATTGTATGTCTATTGACGATATTTGTAATCTTCCACTTAGGGATATTTCTGCTGATGATTGTATCTTATTTATTTGGGTTATTGACCCAATGTTACCAGAAGCTATTAAAGTTATTGAGAGTTGGGGATTCAAATATAAAACAGTAGCTTTTACATGGGTAAAGAAAAATAAAAAATCTGATAATTATTTTACAGGCATGGGATATTATACACGATCAAACCCAGAGATGTGTCTATTAGCAACTAAAGGGAAACCAAAAAGATTATCTAAATCTGTTAGACAATTAATTGTAAGCCGAATTGAACAACACAGTAAGAAACCAGATGAGATAAGAACTAGAATTACAGAACTTTGTGGAGATTTACCTAGAATAGAATTGTTTGCTAGACAAAGAGCAGAGGGTTGGGATTGTTGGGGAAATGAGGTATAAGAATCAATTATGAAAAACGACATAAATAAGGCAAAGGACACAATTAAGACAAAAACTATAGGCAGACCCAAAAAAGAAATAGATTCAGATGTTATAGCAAAATTAAGTCAAATAGGTTGTACGCAAGAAGAAATAGGTTCTGTTGTAGGAATATCTGCTAGACAGCTACAAAGACGATATGCCGATCTAGTAGCAGAAAATAAAAATATTGGTAAAGCTAGTTTAAGAAAGAAACTTTGGTCTAAAGCTATGAGAGGACAAGGTAATGATAAATTATTAATTTGGTTATCAAAACAAGAACTTGGTATGCAAGACAGAGTTCATACTACACAAACTGTTGAACCACTACCACTTATAATAGATGCTAAAGCAGACGAGGTAAATGGCTAAAAAAAAGGGTAATGTATTTGGTGCTGTCATTGAATATACTAAAACAGAAAAAGGTACTTCTATTGGCAGACGACCAATAACTTCAACACTTAATAAACATAAACGCAGACAACAAGGAAAAGGTAAATATCGTGGACAAGGAAAGTAATATAATTGGAGAGAATACATTTTTAAAATTAAGACAACAAAGAGATCAAGCTAGATCAGAGTGCGATCAAGCTAAGATACAAAGAGATATTGCACTTAGAAAATTAAATAAAGCATTAGAAATTGTAAAGGCACTAAATACTTTAATCAAATCATGAGTGAAAAAAGATCAAACTTTTATCCAACAGGAGAGATAATAGATTACTCTCTACCTCAATCATTTACCAAAGCACTTAAAGGAAGTAGTTGTGGAGATTGTGGATTGTACTCTAACAAGTGGTCATTCTGTGGTAGGTGGGGTGCTAAAGGTGTTAAGGATACTTACGTTTGTCATGAATGGAGAAAAAGGTATTTTAAGAGATAATTTTGTGATATTTATGCCATATGGCTAAATACAAAAATAAAACTGTTAAACTTAACAAACCCATGCGTGGAGATGTTAAGAAGTTTAAAGTATTTGTAAGAGATAAAAGCACAGGCAGAGTTAAGAAAGTTAATTTTGGTAGCAAAACAATGACTATCAAAAAAAATATACCAGCTAGACAACGTAGTTTCTTTGCAAGATTTAGACCAATACTTGCTAAAGTAAAAGGTCAAAAGAATTTATCTCCAGCATATTGGGCAATTCAATCATGGAAAAAAGGGTTTAAAATATGATTGATAGATTTATTATAAGATGTTGTGAGATAATTGATAACTTTTTTGAGGGTTTATATAATATGTTAGTTAAACCTAAAAAGAAAAAAAATATGAAAATTAAAATGCCTATTTCAACTGAACAAGATTCAAATTCATATCAAGTTTCTTACCAAGTAAAAGATGATACTTTATCAATAAATTTTAAAGAAGATTTAGAAGATGGTGCTGTAGATAACAGAATGAATTTTCCAAAGGAATAATATGAGAGATACTAAAATTTTAGATAAATTTACTAAGGATAGTCAAAAGAAGTGGAAAGAGATGCAACTATTTATAAATTTAAAAAAAGAAGTAGAACATGGTGCATATGGCACTAGAGATTATGTAATTAAAAAGGGTATTAACAAAGGCAAGGTTGCTAAATAACATGGGTAGGACAATGAACTATTATTTTACAGGTATGTTAATTTTAGGTTTTGTATTTTTAGCTTTGTGTGTGAAGCCATTATGAAAATATCAGACAATACATCTGTTGCGTTACCATTAAGAAATCTAATTGCAATTATAGGAACAGTTGCAGTAGGTGTTTGGGCTTATTTTGGTGTGATAGAACGAGTTAATAATTTAGAAACTAAGAACCAATTATTTGAACAAGATTTATTAGAGGCTAGTACACAGAAACCAATAGACCAAGAACAGTTTATGTTGATTGAGGATTTATATAAAACTGTAGAAAAATTAGAAACAACTCAAGAACAAAACATGACAAATAAAGTTAATATTGAGTTTCTTAAAGATCAGGTTGAAAAGCTACAAAAAGATGTAGAGAAATTAAAAGATAAACAAAGAGAATTTGCTAATGGTAAGGATTATTAAATGATGGATAAAATTCTAATTGCTATATTTTTGTCAATTTTATTAATAGGTTCTTTTTATTTAGGGTATCTGTTTTCAATAGATATATTTGAACTTCTTTGTTTTAGGACTCAACTATGACAGAGTTAGTGGTAGCTTTACTTTTAATTATAAACGGAGAAATCAAGGAAGCCCGTATTCAAGGTTCAATGTCTGATTGTTTAAAAGGTAAGCGTGTCGCTAAACGTCAATCTAAATCACACATAAAATATCAATGTATAAAATCTATGGCTGAATTAGAAAAAAATATAGATGGAAGTTTGTCTATAAAAAAGTTAATACTTAAATAATGAAATTCGTTTTAGCTTATACAATATGCTCTGCAATAACAGGGTTCTGTAATACTCCAGCAATACACCCTATTAAGTTTGATACTTGGACAGATTGTACTAAAGCTGGTGCATCAGTTACAATAAATGTTACTACTGAATTTGAACAAAAATTTAACAAAGATAAATTATATATCTCTTACTTCTGTAATGAAAATAACACTAACGAAACACCAACATAAAGTTTCAACAAGTAAAGCAAGATTCAGAGTTCTTATATCAGGTCGTAGATTTGGTAAGACTTATCTAGCTGTAACTGAAATGATGAAATATGCTTGTCAGCCAAATAGAAAAATTTGGTATGTAGCACCAACATTTAAAATGGCCAAAGAGATTGTATGGGGAACTCTTAAAGAAATGCTTAATCAATTTAATTGGATTGAGGATATTAACGAAACTACAATGACAATAACTATTAGAAAAACAAATAGTCAAATATCATTAAAGGGTGCTGATAACTATGATTCACTTAGAGGTACAGGATTAGACTTTTTAATATTAGATGAGTTTGCAGATATAGATAAGCGAACTTGGTATGAAGTATTAAGAGCAAGTATATCTGACAGATTAGGTCATGTACTATTTTGTGGTACACCTAAAGGGTATGGTAATTGGAGTTATGAATTATATTTAAAAGGTAAACAAGACGAAGAATGGGACAGTTTCCAATATACAACTATTCAAGGTGGTATGGTTACACTAGAAGAAATAGAACAAGCTAAACAAGATATTGATATTAGAACTTTTAGACAAGAGTTTGAGGGAACGTTTGAGAATTATGCTGGTAGTGTTTACTATAACTTCCACCCTGTAGATAATGTTGTTAAACGTCAAATAGATTGGGAAAAACCTTTACATATTGGAATGGACTTTAACGTAGACCCAATGTCAGCTTGTGTTGGACAAATAGAAAAAGATAAAGTTTATTTTGTAGATGAGATAATTATTTATGGTTCTAATACTGATGAAATGGTGCAAGAAATAAGAGATAGATATGGTTCTAAAATGCAAATATTTATATATCCTGACCCAGCTTCTAAACAACGTAAGACATCTGCTGGTGGTAGAACTGATTTATCTATTTTACAAAATGCTGGATTTAAAGTTAAGGTTAAACATAAACACCCAGCAATACGAGATCGAGTCAATGCAGTTAATAGTAGGCTCAAAGATTCTAAAGGCGAAAGACATATTTTTGTTTCACAATCTTGCAAAACACTGATAAAAGGTTTACAAAGACAAATATACAAGGAGAATACA